AGATCAACTGGCAGTGGCTCGGCTGATTGCGAAAGTAGCAAAGGTTAGCAATGCCTCGCGGTAGCGCACCAGGAGAGCGACGTGGAGGGCGCCAGGCCGGCGTTCCCAACAAAGCAAACCAGGATCTCCGCGAGGCAGCGCGTGCGTTCACAGACGACGCCCTGAAGACGCTGGCCGACATAATGGTCAACGGCCAGGGCGAGCAGGCCCGCATCTCCGCAGCCAGCGCCATCCTCGACCGGGGCCACGGCAAGCCATCCCAGGCCGTGAAGCTCGGCGGCGATGATGAGGCCGGGCCGATTCAACAGGTGCTCCGCTGGGCAAACTCGACTTCGGAGGCCACCCCCGATCCGTCGAAATCGTGAGGTGAGCATGGACAAGCGGTGCATTTGCACGCCGGTCATGGAGCGGATTGAGCGGCGCGTAGAGCGCGACCCCAATAGCGGGTGCTGGCTCTGGACCGGCGCGATGACCGAGTTTGGCTATGGCTTGGTCAATATCGGCCGCAGCGGCGCAAGCCGGATGGCTCGCGTGCATAGGCTGGTCTGGGAGCATCACAACGGCCCCATCTCTGAAGGCATGGTCGTCATGCATAAGTGCGACGTGCCTCAGTGCTGCAATCCGCTTCATCTGCGCTTGGGCACGAAGGCGGAAAACACGCACGACATGATGGTGAAGGGGCGGCATCGCAGCGGTGTCGTGTGGCCGATAGCTGCGTAGAGATCGTTATCCCCTACCTCCCTCGGGAGGTGTGGCGCGGCTTCCACGGCTCGACCAAACGCTGGCGGGTGACGGTAGCCCACCGGAGGGCCGGCAAGACGGTCGCGCTGGTCAATGAGGCGATCAAGGGCGCGCTTACCTGCACCCTGCCAGATCCGCGTTTCGGCTATGTGGCGCCGTATCACAACCAGGCCAAGTCGATCGCCTGGGACTACGTCAAGCGGTACTGCGCGCCGATTCCGGGCGTGGTGTTCAACGAGGCTGAGCTTCGGGCCGACTTCCCCAATGGCGGCCGGGTGCGGTTGTTCGGGGCTGACAATCCCCACGCCCTGCGCGGCCTCTACTTCGACGGGGTCATTCTCGACGAGTTCGGCGACATGGACCCCGCGGTGTGGACGGAGGTTCTAAGGCCGGCGCTGTCCGACCGCAGGGGCTGGGCTGCGTTTGCGGGCACGCCTCGCGGCAAGAACGCGCTTTACGACCTGTTGCAGCGAGCCAAGACCGACCCCGATTGGGCGCGCTGGATACTGAAGGCATCGGAGACCGGCATCCTGGCTGCATCCGAGCTGACCGACGCCAGGGCCTCGATGGATGAGGCCGCCTACGCCCGCGAATATGAGTGCGACTTCGACGCCTCGGTGGAGGGCGCCTACTACGCTAAGGAAATGGCCAAGGCGGACACCGACAAGCGCATCTGCCGGATACCGCTCGAGCCCACCGTCAAGGTCGATACATGGTGGGATCTGGGGATCGATGACGCGACGGCCATCTGGTTCGTGCAGGACGTGGGCCAGGAGCGCCGGGTCATCGACTACCTGGAAGTTTCCGGGGAGGGCCTGCCGTCGATCGTCAAGCGCCTGGAGGCCAAGGACTATCGCTACGGGCGCCACATCCTGCCGCACGACGCCAACGCCCGCGAGTTGGGCACGGGCAAAAGCCGGGTGGAGACGCTGGAGGCCCTCGGGCTTCGCAACATCGAGATTATTCCCCAGCAGGAGGTCGCTGACGGCATCAACGCCGTGCGGCTGATGCTGGCCAAATGCTGGTTTGACGAGGACCGCTGCGCCCGCGGGACCGAAGCCCTGAAGCAGTACCGCCGCGAGTGGGATGGCAAGCGTCAGGTCTGGCGTGAGCGCCCGCTGCACGATTGGGCGAGCCATGCGGCGGACGCCTTCCGCTACGGGGCCTTGAGCCGGGCGGCCTACGTCGCCGAGGAGCGCATTGTGCTCCCTAACTACGGGATTGTCTGATGACTGACCGGACGACCCTCACCGATGACGACCTGCTCAAGATCGTGGCGTCGGAGTGCCGCGCGTCCCTCGGGTTCGACCACGACGACGACCTGGCCGCCCAGCGTGAGAAGGCGCTGAACTACATCAAGGGCGAGATGCCCGACGTGGCGTCCATGCCCAACCGCTCCAAGGCGGTGGACACGGCGGTGTCGGACGCGATCGAGACGGCGCTGCCTGATCTGGTGGAGATATTCGTCGGCGGCGATGATGTCGCCACCTTCCAGGCTCAAGGCCCTGACGACGAGGAGCGGGCCAAGCAAGAGACCGAGTTCGTCACCCACGTGATTATGGACCAGAACCCCGGATTCCTGCTGTTTTACTCGATCATCAAGGACGCGCTCTCGGTCAAGATCGGGGTGGCGAAGTCGTGGTGGCAGAAGAAAGAGGAGACCGAGGAGCGTTCGGCCGAGGTTCCCATCGAGGCGTGGCCCCAGGTTGAGGCGATGGCCCAGGCCGAGGGCTGGGAGATCATCGAGGCGGCGCCGTCCGAAGCGGGCGTGACGTTCAAGGCCACCCGGACCAAGATGGGCGGCTGTCAGATGAATATGGCCGTGCCGCCGGAGGACTTCACCTTCGCGCGGGACACGGTTGCGCTGCGCGACACGACCTATTGCGCGATGCGGTCCAGGCCGCGCGCTCAGAAGCTGATCGAGGACGGCTACGACCCGGCCAAGGTTGACGAGCTGCCGGCGCACAACGGCAACGCCGACACCCTCGACCTGGCCCGCGACACGGCCGACGAGAACAACGAACACCGCTCAGCCTCAACCCGCGCGCTGCGGACGGTGGAGATCCACGAACACTACGTCCGGTGCGACGCGAACGGCGACGGCAAGACCGAGCTGTGGCGCATCGTCACCAACTCTGATGAGACGGTGCTGCTGGAAAAGGAAGAAGTGGAGCTGATCCCGTTCGCGGTCATCACGCCCTACATCGTGCCGCACCGGCTGCTGGGTCAATCGCTGGCGGACCTGTTGCTTGAGGTGCAGCGCATCAAGACCGCGCTCCTGCGGATGCTGCTGGACTCGGGCTACTTCGCGCTCAACCAGCGCCTTGAGGTCGCCACCGATCAGGCCAATCAGTTCACGATCAGCGACCTGTTGAGGAACGAGCCGGGCGTCCCCATCCGCTCAAAGAACGGCCAGGCGGTGCGGCCCGTCACGGCCGGCGGCCTGAACTTCGACGTGACCGGCGCCCTGGAGTACATCTCGACCGTTGCCGAGCATCGCACCGGCATTGTCCGCAACGCCCAGGGGCTCAACCCCGACACGCTGCACGACACGGCGGACGGCGCCCGGCAACTGATCGCCGCGGCTCAAAAGCGCATCCGCATGATCGCGCGGGTGTTCGCCGAGACGGGCATCAAGGATCTGTTCCTGAACGTCCACCAACTCCTGCGGACCCACGGCAAGCAGGCCAAGGCTTACATCGGCGGCGAGTGGGCCGACATCGACCCCTCGACCTGGCCCGAGCGCAAGGGCTTGCAGGTTGAGATCGGCGTGGGCTCGGGCGGACGCGAGCACGACATCATGGCCGGAACGCAACTTCTGATGATGCAGGAGAAGGTGATCCAGGCGCAGGGCGGGTTCGACGGGCCGCTGCTGGGCGCCGAGAACGTCTATGCGGCGGCCAAGCGTCAGACCGAGCGGCTTGGGTTCAGGAACGGCGAGATCTACTGGCGCGATCCTAAGACCTACCAAGCCCCGTCCCCGGTCGAGCCTCCCGAGGTGCAGAAGGCCAAGCTGGACGCCCAGGTCAAGCAACAGGCCGCGCAATTCGACGCGCAGATCAAGGAGCGCGAGCTTCAACTGAGGGTCCAACAGGACGCAGCCAAGCTCGCCCAGGAAGGCCAGATCAAGCGCGAGCAGATGGCTGGCGAGTTCCAGCTTGAGATGGAGCGGATGCGCGCCGACTTCGCCCTCAAGGGCCAGGTCGCGGTGCTGAACGCGCAAGTTAAGGGCCGCGACGCCGAGGCCAAAATGACCGGGCAGGGCGTCGAGCTTGGCGGTGAGCCTGGATGACCGACGAGGAAGCCGCGGCCAAGGGCGACCGCGCCCGCCTAGAGCTTGAGATGACCGGCGAGGCGTTCAACCGGGTGCGTGAGGCGGCTGTTGTCGCCCTCGTCCAGTCCAGCCCCGGCCAGGAGGCCCTGCGAGAGCGCCTGATCGTCACCTGTCAGATCTGCGACGCGGTGCAGGCCGCCTTGCTTGAAGTCGTCAACACCGGGGCCATCGCCCGTCACGCACTAGCGACGCAGAACCTACTCCGCCCCTAGCGGAACACCGCCCTCGGTCTACGGACAGGGCACATCCCAGGACCATTCATGTCTGAAGCCCCCATCGCGCAAGCGGCGGACGCCGGCCCGTTGTCGATCGACGCGGCCATCGAAGCATTGAGCCCCAAGGAAGCCGCCGCGCCCACTGAGGCTGCGGCGCCCGAGGAGCCTGAAGAACCTATCGCCCAGTCCACGGGCGAGGAAGCCGACGAAGCCCCCGAGGCGGTCGAAGGCGAGGAAGCGGAAACGCCCGAACCGGAAGCCCCGGTAGTCGATGCGCCGCACTGGTGGACCGCTGAACAGAAGGCCCTCTGGAGCGAGGTTCCTGCCCATATCCAGGCCGTTGTGGCCGAGCAGGAGTCCAACCGAGAGCGGGCCACATCGAAGGCGAAACAGGAAGCGGCCGAGGCTCGCAACCGATCTGAGGCGGAAGCCAAGGGCATGGGGGACATCAAGTCCCGGCTCGAAGCAATCCTGCCCCAGGCCGCGGCGGCGTTCGCGAGTAAGTGGCCGGAACAGATCGACTGGGTCGCCACCGCCCAGGAACATGGAGTCGAGCAAACCCAGCTTTGGAAGCTGCAATACGAGCAGGAACAGCAAACCCTCCAGCGGATGACCGCCGCTCGGGAGGAGGCTGAAGCCCGCGAGTTCCAGAACTTCGTGCAGACGGAGTTCGCGCGTCTTCCCGAAGTCGAGCCCGAGCTTGTTGATCCCGCTCGCCGGCAGAGCGTCGTCTCGTTCCTTCTGGAACGCGGCCTCCCGCCGGAGCAGATCAGGAACGCCGGAGCCCTCGAGCTGTCGCTGGCCTACGACGCCATGCGCTTCCGGCAGAACCAGGCCAAGGCAAAAGCCTCCCTGGTCGCGCCCGTCAAGAAACCCGTTGCTGCGAGACCGACCGTCGCCCCCGGCGCGGCGCAATCGCAGTCCCCCACAGAACGCACCGCCCAGCAAGTCCGCAACCGCTTCGCCCAGACGCGAAGTGTGGATGACGCCGTGGCGCTGCTCTTAGCCAAGGGCTAAACCACCATGACCGCTCCCACGCACACCATCACTTCGGCCACGCCCAACGTCGGCGCCCGCGAGGATCTGGAAGACAACATCTACCGCGTTGCCCCGGAGGAGACCCCATTCGTCTCCAACATCGGCAGCGTCAAGGCCAAGGCCATCTACCACGAATGGCAGACCGAGACCCTGGCGACCGCCGTGGCCACCAACGCCCAGCTCGAAGGCGACGACTACACGCTCTCGGCCGGCAACCTGACCACCCGGATCGGCAATTACGTGCAGATCCACGCCAAGACCGGCGGCGTTTCCGAGACGCAGCAAGTCGTGGACCTGGCCGGCCGCGCTGACGAACTGGCCCGCCAGAAGGTGCTCAAGACCATCGAGATGAAGCGGGACCTTGAGACCCGCGTGATCGGCAACTATGCCTCCGTCGCTGAATCGGGCGCCACGACCCGCAAGACGGCCGGCATCCTGGCCTTCATCACCTCGAACGACTCCCGCGGCGCCGGCGGCTCGGATGGCGGTTTCGCGACCGGCATCGTGGCGGCTGCGACCAACGGCACCCAGCGCACCTTCACCGAGGGGCTGCTGAAGGCCGCTTGGGCGACCACCTTCACCAACGGCGGCAAGCCGACCCAGATCTACATGGGCGGCACCCACAAGCAGCAGTTCTCGGCCTTCACCGGCATTGCCGACATTCGCTCGGACGTGTCCGGCAAGGGCCAGGCCACCATCTACGGCGCCGCCGACGTGTACGTGGGCGACTTCGGCTCGCTGACGGCCATTCCCCACGCTTACGGGCTCTCCCGTGACGCGGTGATGGTCGATCCGAAGATGGCCAAGATCGCTACACTTCGGGGCGTGTCATCCAAGACGCTCTCCGCGACCGGCGACAATGAGAAGTTCCTC